CGACGGCCTCTGCAGACACGGATATGCTGTTTAACTACGCCCGCTGGCTGCAGAAGAATAACCAGCTAAAACAGGACAAAGCTGTGGACGCGGAAACGGAGCGTCTGTACCGCATCGCGGCAGAAAACGGTCACTTTAAAGCCAGTATCAACCTGCAGAACGGGGCGCTGCGCGGGCAGTTTGCGCTGAGCAGCCATGAACGTCTGCGTCTGAGCCAGCGGCTTATCGATGCGAAAGTGGCGACCGGCTACTACTTTATCGCCATTTACCTGGAGCATGGTGCGGCGGGGCTGAAGCAGGATCCGGAACTGGCGTTGCGCTACTACCGCAAGGCAGCGGATGAAGGCAATCCCCAGGCCCAGGCGTATGTGGGTGATAAGCTGGCGCCGGTGGGAATGGCACCGGATATTGCACGGCAGTTGCGTCGTTGTGCTGCGGAGCAAGGGGAAGGAAAAGCTGCGGTGATGCTGGGCATTAACTTACAGGGAAAAGGACATTATCAGGATGCCATTAAAGCTTTTCAGTTGGGTGTGGCTGCTGGTGACGGAAGTTCAGCAAGGTTTTTAGCGAATGGATTTAACGGTCCCGAGCCGACAGACGAACTCTACTATCTGGCCCAGCAGGCAGATCCGGAGCGTGCCCGGCGTTATAAGGTTATCAGTAAGATACTGAGCAACTACTCCTATGCCAGCCCGGTGGTTCCGGAAATCAACGATATCGTTCCGCTGCCGCCCGCCCCCTTGCCTGAGTGGGACGGCAGGCTGAAGTGGCTGGAAGAACGTGAGGCCAATATCCCGCCGCCAAAACCTGGCGAGGCACTGATACTGGAGCTGGCGAAAGCAAAACAGCTGAACCCGGCGACGGGCAGGCCGCTGCCGTCTTCCCCGGACTTTGATAAAAACGCCGCCATCGTTCTGCTGTGTAAAACCGGCGAGCCGTGCCCGAAAAGCGGTTACTGGCAGATAGCCTGGATCCCGGGAAGCAGAATCATCAAAGAAGAGGTCCCCCTTTTTATAGGGTGACATTATGCCCACCGACAGGGTGGAGCGGGTACACGCGCATCCGTGGCCGCTGAAGGACAGGTGGTACAGGAAGAGCAGCAGGTAGAGTGGCGGCTGATGGGTGAGGTATAAATCTATTGGCCTGATATAAATACTCTCGGGTCATTGAACGGGAGGGCCGGAATAAAATGGATATTTATACTGGAGAAGACTTTAGATAATGAAAACATTATTAGGTATTGTGCTTTTTATTTTCTTAGCCATTGCATTAACCATTATCTTATTTTTTGTTTATGTATATTTTAATGGACCAATAATAGAACTCCACGGATGAATTTCAGGGGAATAGGGCGAGGTTAGAAAAAAATGAAAGGTATTATTCGCGTTGGTGATAAAAATACTGGCGGGGGTTCCGTATTAAGCGGTTCCACACATATGACATTCTGTAGTATCAGCGTGGCACGGCTAGGGGACCCTGTCAGTTGCCCGATAGAAGGCCATAACCCGACGGTTATTGCTGAAGGACATCCAACCTTCAAAGACAATGGTGTACCTGTTGCATTCCACGGTCACCGCTGTGCCTGTGGATGTACACTCATTTCAAGCCTGCCACAGGCAGCTGTGAGTTAACTATGGCAGTAAATTTAAAGTTAATTCAGGCGCCAGCCATCAAACCTCAACCTCCGGTCTGGTGGATGTGGTTACTGTTGTTGGTTGTTATGTTACTGGCAGGCACAGTGGGGACGATTCTGAACAGTACGGCAAAGCCGCAGATCAATGCGAATACATTCTGGGAAACTGCGTTGGGACTTCCTGCATTGTTTTGGCTTGTCCTGCTGGTAGTACGTAGTACCTGGTATAAGGGACAACTGGCAATTGCCCGGAGCAGGGATAACGAACGTGAAATAAAACTTCGGCGTGAAATCCTCCGTGGTCGCCGTTTTTTGCATGTTCTGGGTATTAGTCTGCACACTGCGTTGCGTGAATATGCTGATACCGATGGTCAGAGACAACGGAACGCCCTACTAAAAAAAACACAAATCCTTAGAACCCAGCCTTCCTGGAAAAGCCAGGAAGGGATAAGACACAGTCGCCTGGTCAGATCTGAAGGGGAGACGGCAGAACAAACGCTGACGCGGGTTCTGAATAAAACTCTTGAAGAACTCAGTACCGCGCTGGCTTCAGTCCCTGCCGATGTACCACTTTCATTATTGATGGAAAGTAACACCAGCCTGCAACAACGCGAAACAGACGCAATCTGGCAGAAATGCTGGGCTGAAAGCCATATCCGACAACCTGTCACGCGTATTGAGGGCTTTGGTCTGGACGTTGTGGATCAGTGGCTGGATTACCGTAGTACTGAGCGTGCAATGCTGTTGGTCGTGGCAATACAGATCGTGCCCGATCAGCCAGAGGGAACGGCTGAAAGCGTTGTTGGCTTATTACTTGGCAATCCGACTTTGGACATACCTTTATTGCCACTTGCTTACCTGCATCGCCCTGAGCAGGCGCATCAGACAGGCGCTGATGATTTGCAGTATGCCATGCAACAGGCCCTCAGCTGGGGGGAGCTGGCGTCTGACGATCTAAAAAGCGGCTGGTCGGTAGGTATTAAGCCCGAGTGGTATATGGCAATTGCGACAGGATTACTGGCATTAAAAAGCCCGATCAAGCCCGGTCAGGATCTGCGCGATTTGAACACTACCCTGGGTTATGCAGGCCCGGCTGCACCTTGGGTGGCTATTGCCAGCGCTACGCAGGGTTGCAGTGATGGGGCGGCCCAATTGATTGTAAGTGGTGATAATTGTGTGGATACGCCACTTTGGGTGACAGTGATGAAACCCGCAAAGGAATAGCAGGGAACGGTTTTTCAGTTGCCGCTCCAGTAAAACGGATAAGGCACAATAAAAACGGGCCGGAGAATTGAATCAACATTAGCAGAACAGGGAAAAAGGATGATTGCATCGGGTAGTACTGAGCACTGGAGCAGCCGCTTCTGGTTTATCGTACTGGTACTGGCTGGCATTGCCTGGGGGATTTATCATTTTGGTGACAGGATTGGTCTGACAAGCTTTCAGGCAAAGTTCTATGCTTTCACAGGATTGTGTATTGTTGTGTTTCTGTTGCGTTATGGGGGACTGATAGTTCAGTTCTTCTGGCTCAGGTACAAAAACAAAGATACAGACACCCGCACTTCATCATCTCAAAAATCTCCGCAGGGACAACTTACGACACATCTGGCGATACTGACCACATTGAAGCAGGCGCTTCGCGATAAGTATGGGCGTTTTTGGCGGCGTAAGGTCACCATTCTGATGCTGTCAGGCAGCATTACTGATGTGGAACATCTTGCACCAGGTCTGAGTAGTCAGTACTGGCTGGAAGATCAGGGAACAGTATTGCTTTGGGGGGAAGATATTAACATTCCGGCAGACAGCGACTGGTTTAAGGCAGTCCGCAAATTATGTTCTTGCCCGGTGGATGCGTTGGTTTGGGTGACATCCATTTTTGATAAGTTTGCGATACTTAACGAGCCGGTAAATGACAGCATATTATCATCTGATGAAATGGGCAGTCTTTCGAATCGGCTTGTTATCCGGTATGAGCACACAGGCTGGCGGTTACCCTTGTATATCTGGTCTGTGCATCCGGGGAGCTGGCAAAAGGGGAAAACAACCCAGCCAGTGGGCTGCTGCCTGTTGCCGGAACGTGCGAAGCCCGCTGATATTAATGCACAATTAGAAAATCTGGCCGGACAACTGACGCTCCCGGGTATACAGCAAATTTGTCTTAATCCAGAATTCACATTTTTGTTGGATCTGAAACGGCTACTTTCAGTATCCGCAGAAAAAATATGTGCTTCTGTTTCTACACTTCTGAATAAATACCATTCGTTGTCTCTGGCCGGGCTTCTGTTCAGTCCCTCGTCTCCGGATGGAGCCCACCGTGTAAAACATCATTGGGGAAAAGATGAACGCTGGGATGTATTGCTGAACTCCCTCGTAACATTGCCTGCCGGGTTAAAAGCACATAAAACGGGATTCTCATGGATAAAAGCCCTGGTCGCTGCCGCTGCCACACTGATGCTACTCTGGGGCGCGATGATGGCAATCTCCTTCACCGCCAACCGCAGCCTTCTGGCGACGGCACAGCAGCAGGTGCAACTCGTATCTGCTGAGAAGCAACCCCTGGCGAAACGTCTGCATGCACTCTCAGAATTACAGAAAACCCTTTCCCGCCTTCAGTACCAGACTGAACACGGCGCGCCGTGGTACAGCCGTTTCGGCCTGAACCAGGGTGATGACCTGCTGGCGGCGCTGCTGCCGCGTTATGGCGAAAATGCGATACCGCTGCTGCGTGATGCTGCCGCCGTTCATCTTCAGCAGCAACTGAATGCGTATGTACAGCTTCCGCCGGACAGTCCGCTGCGCGAGAAAATGACCAAAACGGCCTGGGAACAGTTGAAGCTGTACCTGATGCTGGCCCGTCCGGAACGAATGGATGCGGCCTGGTTCTCCGTGGCACTGATGCAGGACTGGCCGCAGCGTCCCGGTGTGAAAGATGGTATTTGGCAGGGGAGTGGTGCCTCACTGCTGCGTTTTTACGGAGAGAGTCTCGCAACCCATCCGGCCTGGCGGCTGCATCCTGATGACGGGTTGATAAGCCAGGTGCGCACCCTGCTGATTCGTCAGATGGGAATGCGCAACAGCGAATCCACGCTGTACCAGAAGATGCTCGCGCAAGTGGCGAACCAGTATGCCGACCTGCACCTGGCTGACATGACCGGCGATACGGACGCGTCGCGCCTGTTCACGACGGATGAAGTGGTGCCGGGGATGTTCACCCGCCAGGCGTGGGAGCAGGCCGTCCAGCCCGCCATAGAAAAGGTGGTCACCGGGCGCCGTGACGAAATGGACTGGGTGCTGAGCGACAGCAGGCAGCCTGTCACGCAGCAGACTTCTCCGGAAGCGCTAAAAGCGCGTCTGACGGAACGCTACTTTGCTGACTTCGGCGGCGTCTGGCTCGACTTTCTCAACAGCCTGCGGCTTCAGCCGGCAGCCACGCTGTCGGACGCCATTGACCAGTTGACCCTGATGGCAGATGTCCGCCAATCGCCGCTGGTGGCGCTGATGAACACGTTGAGCATACAGGGACGCACCGGGCAGACCGGCGACGCTCTGTCGGATTCGCTGGTGAAGTCGGCGAAGAACCTGTTTAACCGCGATGAACAGGCTGTCATTGACCAGCAGAGCGGCGCGCACGGCCCCCTGGATGCAACCTTTGGTCCGGTACTGGCGCTGCTGGGCAATCAAACGAAAGGGGCGGGAAATAGTGACCTCAACCTGCAGACCTTCCTGACTCGTGTTACCCAGGTACGCCTGCGCCTTCAGCAGGTTACCAATGCCACGGACCCACAGGCGATGACCCAGGCGCTGGCGCAGACGGTCTTCCAGGGGAAAGCGGTGGATTTAACGGAAACCCGGGACTACGGAAGCCTGGTGGCAGCGGGGCTGGGTCAGGAATGGAGCGGTTTCGGGCAAACGGTGTTTGTTCGCCCGATGGAGCAGGCCTGGCAGCAGGTACTCACGCCCGCAGCCGAAAGCCTCAACGCCCAGTGGCGCAGCGCGGTGGTGGACGACTGGAACAACGCCTTTGGCGGGCGTTATCCGTTTAAGGACGTCAGCAGTGAAGTGTCTTTGCCGCTGCTGGGGAAATACCTGAACGGTGATTCCGGGCGCATTACCCGCTTTTTACAGACTCGTCTCAGTGGCGTGCTCCATAAAGAGGGAAGTCGCTGGACGGCAGACAGCATCAATGCGCAGGGGCTGACCTTCAACCCCGCGTTTCTTAAGGCCATGAACACCCTTAGCCATCTCTCGGACGTGGTGTTTACCCGTGGTGAGGCAGGGCTGCATTTTGAGCTGCGCCCCGGCACGGAAGACGGCGTGATGCAGACGGACCTGGTGATAGACAGCCAGAAGTTGACGTACATGAACCAGATGCCCGTCTGGAAGCGTTTTAGCTGGCCGGCGGACACCGAAGCACCGGGGGCGGCCCTGAGCTGGATAAGCACAAAGGCGGGTACCCGCCAGTATGCGGACATGTCCGGGGCGTGGGGTTGGATACGGCTGTTGGACAAGGCCACGGTTAGCGCCTATCCCGGCACGGGCAGTAGCTGGAGTTTGAGCTGGAAGGCTCAGGACGGTAAAGCGCTGCACTATACGCTGCGCACCGAAGCCGGAGAGGGCCCGCTGGCGCTGCTGAAGCTGCGGAACTTTACCCTGCCGGCGCAGATATTCAGCGTGGATCCCGCCATGCTGAACGGAAATAAATTAACAGACGGGGAATATGGCGATGACGACATTTCATCCGGCGCAGAGGGTACCGAATGAGAACAGTCGTCAGTATCCTGGCGGGTTTACCCGTGCGGACAGGTTCCGAAAGACTGACCCGGACCCACCGTGATGCTTTATGACCCTTCGGCCATGCCTGGCTGAGATTACCTGCTTATGCCATCGGTCCCGGAAACGGGACCGCTTTCACGCGCGGTGCTGAAGCCTTTCACCCCGCCTGGCATGTTAATTCTGCTGGCAGCCCGGCAATCAGGCAGCCTGGCGCACGGGCAAAATCCTCATTCGACGATGATGACGCACCTGCCGGTTGCTGGAACGGCAGGGGAGGCCGGCATTTCGCTACGAACTGAACCGAAAAAGCCGCTGCGTGAGGCTAACGCTTTTTTAACCCCCGCAGGTTGAAGCTATCGGGACGGGCGTACGCCGTGCTTTGTGGCTGAACTTTATTCTGCAATACCCAGGAAACTCAATGGAAGACTTAACCCTGCGTTATTTTGATGCCGAAATGCGTTATCTGCGCGAGGCGGCAAAAGAATTTGCGCAAACTCACCCCGACCGCGCGGCGATGCTTGATCTCGACAAAGCAGGTACGCCAGATCCGTATGTTGAACGCCTGTTTGAAGGCTTCGCATTTTCCGTCGGCCGCCTGCGCGAAAAGATTGACGACGACCTGCCGGAGCTGACGGAAGGACTGGTGAGCATGCTGTGGCCGCATTATCTGCGCACCATCCCGTCGCTGTCAGTGGTCGCCCTAACGCCGGACCTGCCAGCGATGAAAATGTCTGAGGTCATTTCCGCCGGGCTGGAAATCAGTTCCCGTCCCGTGGGGCCGAAAAACACCGTCTGCCGCTACCGCACCACCCGGGACGTGACGCTGAATCCGATTGCGGTATCGGCTGTCACCATGACTACGGAGAACGGCATTGAAGACCGCAGGCAACGTTACAACCGTGCGCGTGGTGCGCTGGTATGAACTGGCGTTATGTTTTGCTGGTGCTGGTGGTCAGCATATCTGCCACGGTACTTATCGCCTGGCGTTCCGGGTGGAATGCTCACGCTGACCACATTAACGCGCTGGCGGCGAACAAAAAGCAAAAGGCCGAGAAAGCTATTCAGCCGGTTGAGAAGAAAGCGGCACAGGCCAGCGAAGAAGGCAGGGTCATCTACAAAACAATAACCCGCGACGTGGTGAAATATGTTCAGTCTCCGGATCGTACCAAGTGTGATTTTGATGATGAGTCTGTGCGGCTGCGCCAGCGTGCCATCGACGCTGCCAACTCCATCAGCGGATTTGATGCAGGAACCATGCAGGGCAAGTGACGCAGGGGCAAACAGTGTTGAGGATCTGCAGGCAGATGTAGAAACCGCCGGGTGCATGCGCCAGTTGCGGCTTAATATGTATCGCTGGCAGGCCTGGTATGAAGCAGTGAAATAAGAGATTAACGCTAAACAAAAGACTCTCAGGAACATGAAATCCGTCTGTTCCTGAGAGATGCAATTGCATTAAAACGTTACGGTGTTAAATATATTGCACCTATCGTTAAAATATATATCGATAAGAATAAATATTTCAAAATTCCGTTTAGTATAATTAACCTAATAAGTGTGTATAAAAAACACGATTTCAGTGCAAAAAAAGCCCCCGGGTAGGAGGGCGAGTCGGAGTTTGGTCTGTGACATGCTTTTCGCACTTTTATTGGAAAGCTTCAGAGGTTGCGTCTGATTTATGGTCTGGCTGAGATATTAAGTATTGACCAGGTTAGATGTTGAGCAAGCGTATATACGGTGAAACTACCAATTTTGGTTGGGTTAAGTGGCAATTGCGATTTTTTTGCAGCATGAATCAGTAAGCAGCTCTTCCCTGAGCAGCCAGCCGGTCTCTCCACCAGCATTTTAAAGATAGGTTAAAGCCTCGCTTTAAGCGTGGTTTTTTATGCGCATCGCTCACCATCACCTAACAAGTATCTTTATGAGAGAAGCAAAACCGCAAGACGGCAGCTCCGTCAGGCGGCTGCAAATCTCCGCCAGATGCCGCACGAACGGAGCGTCCAGCACCGGCAGCCTGGGCGATGCTTCCAGCCCCGAACTTCCTGGATCCGCTAAACGGGATTATTTCACCCTCAGAGAGAGTATCGTCACAGTGACGAAGCAGGTAGGTTACCTGCAGGACTGCATCAACACGCAGTGTCTGAAATAAAAAAGTTTTGACCGCACTTTGCAAAGTACAAAGTCCATTAAATGAGCCTCGCGAATATGCGGGGCTTTTTTATGCACATCGCACACAATCAACTAACAGGTAATTTTATGAGCGAAGCTAAACCGCAGGACGGCAGCACAGTTAAAGGCTACCGCATACTATCGCCAGGCGATATTGAAGTTATGAACCGGCTTAAAGGTGTTAGCCGCCATTTCCTCAGTCTGCTTGATACCGCCAAAGTGACTGGCGCTGATCCGCGTTGGGTCGCGATGGCCAAAGCCGACCAGAAAGATAACCGCATCTTTGCCAAGAAGAAAAGTACCGGCCGTATTGATGGGGTGGTGGCTTCTGCTATGGCGATAGGCGCGGCAGAGGACGCGATTCTTGTAGAGACTGGAGACCCTGATGACTTTTTTGATGACCCGATCATGGTAGGTATCTGATGAAGGAAAAAAAACGGCCGGGCCGCATCAAAAGCGCGATTGTTAACTGGCTTGGCGAATCGATTGGACTGAATGACGCGGCTTTCTGGCAGGAGTGGTACGGCACCAGTAGCAGCGGCAAGGTCGTGACAGCAGAAAAAGCGCTTGCGCTGGCCTCTGTCTGGGCCTGTGTGCGCCTGCTGAGTGAGTCTGTTTCAACCCTGCCAATGAAGGTATACGAGCGGGCGGCTGATGGTTCACGCAAACTTGCGATTAATCACCAGGCCTATCAGGTGCTGTGCCGCCGTCCGAACAGTGAAATGACCCCGTCGAGATTTATGCTGATGGTGGTCGCCAGTATCTGTCTGCGGGGCAATGCCTACGTTGAAAAAAAGATGATCGGTACCAAGCTGGTTTCGCTTGTACCACTTCTCCCTCAAAGCATGAAAGTGGAACGGCTGGACAGCGGTGAGCTTCAGTACACCTACACAGAGAAGGGGGTGCCGCGCATTATCCCGCATAAAAACATGATGCACATCCGGGGATTTGGGCTGGATGGCGTCTGCGGAATGATGCCGATGCGCACCGGGCGTGATGTGTTCGGCGCGGCGATGGCAGTCGAGGAATCCGCAGCCAAAATTTTTGAAAACGGCATTCAGACATCTGGTTTCTTTCTGTCAAAAAATCTGCTGACTAAAGAACAGCGGCAGAAAAACCGCGAGAACCTTAACCGGTTCGTTGGATCCAAAAACGCTGGCAAGGTAATGGTACTTGAAGGGGATATGTCCTATCAGGGTATCACCCTTAATCCTGAAGATGCCCAGATGCTGGAATCGCGTTCGTTCAGCATTGAGGAAATCTGCCGATGGTTCCGGGTGCCGCCGTTTATGGTGGGGCACACGACGAAGCAGAGCAGCTGGGCGTCGAGTGTCGAAGGTATGAACCTGTTATTCCTGACCAATACGCTGCGTCCGCTCCTTGTTAACATTGAGCAGGAAATCTCGCGCTGCCTCCTTAATGGCGACGATGATTTATTTGCTGAGTTCTCTGTAGAAGGTCTCCTGCGCGCTGACAGCGCCGGGCGTTCTGCCTACTACACCACCGCACTGCAGAATGGATGGATGTCCCGTAATGATGTCCGCAGGCTTGAGAATCTTCCGCCAATTGATGGTGGAGACATCTATACCGTTCAGCTGAACCTTACCCCTCTCGATCAGCTTGGGAAGGAAAGTGGAAGTAACGGCGAAAAGGTGAGGGCAGCGCTGGAAGGATGGTTATTCCCGGAGCGTCAAACTCAGCCTTACACCTCAACCGACGCGCAGGCGTCGCAAACCTCCGAAACGCAGGACTAAAACCAATGACTCTGAAAAGCCTTCCGCAAGCGCCGGAGGGGCGGCCCTTTGCGCGCGAAAATCGCGACCTGCCGTCTTCTGCCATGGAGCGCTGGAACGGCGGCATCAAAGCCGCAAAGTCTGATGAAAACAGTATTTCTGTCTTTGATGTGATCGGTGCCGACTGGTACGGCGAAGGCGTTACAGCCAGCCGTATCGCCGGGGCACTGCGTGCAATTGGCGGCGCAGACGTGACAGTAAATATCAACTCGCCGGGCGGCGACATGTTTGAAGGCCTGGCGATCTATAACCTGCTGCGTGAGTACGAAGGCAAAGTGACCGTGAAGGTTCTGGGTCTGGCGGCGTCAGCAGCCTCCATTATCGCAATGGCGGGCGATGAGGTTCAGATCGGGCGCGGTGCGTTTCTGATGATTCACAACTGCTGGGTTTATGCGATGGGCAACCGTCACGATCTGGCTCAGGTGGCTGCTGATATGGAGCCGTTTGATAAAGCCATGAACGATATCTACGGTGCACGAACCGGCCTGAGCGCGGAAGCGATTGAAGCGATGATGAATGCAGAAACCTACATCGGCGGCAGCGATGCGGTCGAGAAAGGGTTTGCCGATCGCCTGCTGTCTGCTGATGAAATCGCTGATGACAATGACAGCCCGGCGGCAGCGCTGCGCAAACTTGATGCGCTGCTCGCGAAAACCGATACGCCACGGTCAGAGCGGCGAAAACTTCTTAAAGCTTTAACCGGCAGCAAGCCAGGCGCTGCTGCCGATCCTGCTGGTACGCCGGGCGCTACCGATGAAATCCATCCAGAAAATATTGCACAACTTCAAAACGCGCTTGCCGCGTTCGGCAAATAAGGAACCACTATGTCAGAAGTAAATGAACTCCTGAAAAAAGTATCTGCGAAGCTGGAAGAGGTATCCGGCACATTCAGTCAAAAAGCTGAAGATGCGCTCAGGGAAGCGAAAAACTCCGGCCAGCTCTCTGCGCAAACCAAGGAAGCGGTGGACAAAATTGCCACTGAATTTAACGCCCTCAACGAAGCGAATAAAACGCTGAAAGCATCACTGGGTGAACTTGAACAGCATGTTGCGCAAATGCCCGTACACAATGCGGCTAAAGTCATTGAGACCGTAGGCCATCAGGTTGTGTCTTCTGAAGCACTGAAAGCGTTCACGGCCAGTGTCGAAGGTAACAAGCGCCTGAGCATTCCTGTTAATGCTGCTCTTCTGTCAGTAAACATTCCGGGTCAGATTGTTGCGCCGGATCGTCTGCCTGGCATTGATGCACAGCCGAAACAGCGCCTGTTTATTCGCGACCTGATCGCTCCGGGTCGTACCGAGTCTAATACCATTTACTGGGTACAGCAGACCGGGTTTACCAATAACGCTAAGGTTGTGCCGGAAAATACCACCAAACCTTACAGCGATATCGCTTTCGCAGAAAAAATTACGCCGGTTCGCACTATCGCGCACCTGTTCAAAGCGGCTAAGCAGATCCTTGACGATATGCCGCAGCTTCAGTCAACGATTGATGCCGAGCTTCGCTATGGTCTGAAATACGTTGAAGAACAGGAAATCCTCTTCGGTGACGGTACTGGCGCGCATCTGGATGGCATTGTGCCGCAGGCGTCTGCGTATGCTGCTGCATTTTCAGTTGAGCAGCAAAACGGTATTGATGATCTGCGCCTGGCGATGTTGCAGGCGCAACTGGCACGCTTCCCGGCGTCCGGCCACGTCCTTCACTTCACTGACTGGGCGAAAATTGAACTCAGCAAAGACACACTGGGCCGCTATATCCTTGCCAACCCGGCAGCGCTGACCGGACCAACGCTGTGGGGCCTGCCAGTGGTGGCTACCGAAGCGGCGGCATTCCTTGGCAAATTCCTGACCGGTGCATTCAATGCTGGCGCCCAAATCTTCGATCGTGAAGATGCCAACGTGGTGATTTCCACCGAAAACGCCGACGACTTTGAGAAAAACATGATCTCGATTCGTTGCGAAGAGCGCCTGGCGCTGGCGGTGAAACGCCCTGAAGCGTTTATCTACGGGACCTTCACTGCGCCTGCTGGTGGCGCATAACCCATAACAGCGGCCTCCGGGCCGCTTTTTGTCGGGAGAGTGTTATGAAACTGACCGTTATCCGTCCCATTTATGTGGGAGGAAAGGTGCTGTTGGAAGGGGATGTGTTTGAAACCCTGGAGCAGCATGGCCGTGAACTGGTGCAAAAAGGTTATGCGTTGACTGTTGCGTCCGACGATGCTGAAGAGCAGCAAGAGCAGCAAGAGCAGCAAGAGCAGCCGAAAAAAAATAACAAACCCAAGCCTCAAGTTAAGTAAGGTGAAGCCATGCTGCTGACTCTGGATGAAATCAAAAGGCAGTGCCGCCTGGAGAATGACTTTAAGGAAGAAGACGAACTACTGGAACTGCTGGCGCTTGCAGCAGAAGCAAAGGCAGCCAGGGAAACAGAATGATTGAAGGGGATTTCTACCCGGCCTTTCTGTTCTTTGGTGTTCGTAAAGGCGCTAAACGCGAGCGAAGCCACCGGCGTGGCGGCAGTGGGGGCAATGGCTGGCGTATTGCACCACGTAATAACTTTATGATTCAGGCGCTCAATAAGAACCGTGACTGGACCCGATATTATTTGTTGCGTGAGTTAAGACAATCAGTTCGCCCGGTAAGGCAAAGAACATGAAGCTAACCCCGATTATCGCCGCACTCCGTGCCCGGGTACCTTATTTCGCAAACAGGGTAGCCGGCGCGGCGCAGTTTAAAAACCTTCCTGAGGTAGGCAAACTGGCGCTGCCTGCGGCCTACGTTGTCCCGGGTGATGACTCCCCGGCGGAACAGAAAAGCCTGACGGATTACTGGCAGGATATACGAGAAAGCTTTTCAGTCATTGTCATGGTAAGCAATTCCCGTGACGAGCGCGGACAGTTTGCCTCATATGACGTCGTTCATGATGTTCGCCAGATGCTATTTAAAGCATTGCTTGGCTGGAATCCTGAGCCTGACGGCAATCCCATAATTTATGATGGTGGGACGTTACTGGATCTAAACCGCCATGAACTTATTTATCAGTTCGATTTTATCGTGACAAAAGAACTCAGCGAGGATGATACGCGGCAACAGGATGAGCTGAACGCTCTTGATGAATTCAAAACACTTTCAGTCGACGTCGATTTCATTAAGCACGGTAACGGGCCTGATGGAAATATCGAGCATCACACCGAAATAACCCTCAACCCCTGAGAGGATCCATGTTTGTAAAACCCAAAAAAGGGCGGTCAGTCCATGACCCCGCCCGCGGCGACCTGCTGCCCGCGTCCGGGCGAAACGTCGAAGAAGATCAGTACTGGTACCGTCGGGAACTGGACGGGGATATTGAAATTGTTCCGCCGGCAGAAGCGGCTGAACCGGTAAAACAGGTGGATAAAAAATGACGGTCTCAATGAATACCATCCCGTCCGATCTGCGCGTCCCGTTGTTCTATGCTGAGATGGACAACAGCGCGGCCAACACCGCGCAGACCAGTGCGCCGAGCCTGCTTATCGGGCATGCTAATACCGGTGCGCAAATCGTAACAAACCAGCTTGTGTTTATGCCATCGGCAGATTACGCCGTCCGCATGGCCGGAGCTGGCAGCCAGCTGGCTCGGATGGTGGACGCCTACCGCAAAACCGATCCGTTCGGTGAGTTGTGGGTCATTGCGGTACCGGAACCAGCCGCAGGCACTGCAGCAACGTTTACCCTGACGGTTACCGGCTCCGCCCTGGCCGCTGGCGTTATTACTCTCTATATCGGTAATCGTCGTATTCAGGCAGCAGTAAGCGCTGGTGATACCGTGGCGGCGATCGCGACATCTGTCGCCAGCGCCATCACCGCCGACGGCCTTACGCCGTTTAACGCGGCTGCGGCGGCTGGCGTGGTTACGTTAACCGCGCGCCACAAAGGCACCTGGGCCAACGATGCGCCGATTACGCTGAACTATTACGGTTTCAGTGGTGGTGAAGTTCTGCCGTCAGGCGTGAATGTGGCGATCGCGACCGGATCCGCGGGCACCGGCGCGCCAGTGTTAACAGGCACCATTGCGGCAATGGGCGATGAATCATTCGACTATATCGGTCATCCGTTTAACGATACCGCGTCGATTAACGCCATCAGCCAGGAAATGAACGACACGAGCGGGCGCTGGAGCTGGCTACGCCAGATTTACGGGCACGTTTATACAGCGAAGATCGCAACCGTAAGCGACCTGATTACTGTCGGTGACATGTTCAACGATCCGCACTTAACCCTGGCGGGTTACGAAAAAGCCGTACAGTGCTGTGCCGATGAGCTGGCCGCCAGCCGCACAGCGCGTGCTGCAGTATTCCTGCGTATCGATCCGGCCCGGCCAACCCAGACCGGCGAACTGGTCGGTATGCTTCCACCACCTAACGGCAAACGTTTCATCAAAACTGAGCAGCAATCTCTGTTAACGCACGGTATCGCCACGGCGTATACCGAGGGGGGCGTGCTGCGCATACAGCGTGATATCACCACGTACAAGAAAAACGCTTATGGCGTGGCGGATAACAGCTATCTGGACAGCGAAACGCTGCATACCAGCGCGTATGTGCTGCGCCGCCTGAAGACGGTCATCACGAGCAAGTATGGCCGCCATAAGCTCGCGAACGACGGCACCCGCTTCGGGCCCGGTCAGGCGATCGTGACACCGGCGGTGATTAAAGGCGAACTGCTGGCAACCTACCGCCAGATGGAACGTGAAGGTATTGTTGAGAACTACGACCTGTTCAAGAAATACCTGATCGTTGAGCGCGACGCCAATAATCCAACCCGCATCAACGTGCTTTAACAGAGCTAAGGGTGGGGCCGCCTGATGCTTATCTCCCTGAACCTGAAGATCCTGATAAGCGCCGGAAGAAAAAAACCAGTGATGAGGCACCTTTCTGATGCGTGGATACCAGACTCTTCAGCGGCAGGTGCTTAACCTCATTTGCCGTGCTGTCGTAAAAAGTGTGGATGCCGTAAAAAAATGCCAGGCAGTGGATCTTGAACTCATCGCCGGCGAACCGAAAAGCAGCATCGAGCATCTTGAACCATATGGATTTACATCAAAAGCGAAACCCGGTTCGGAAGCACTGGTACTTTTCCCTGATGGCGATCGTTCTCATGGCGTGGTGGTGGTTGTTTCTGATCGTCGGTACCGCATGAAGGGGCTTGATTATGGTGAGGTGGCTCTTTATGACGATCAGGGTCAGTCGGTCACACTCACCCGCGGCGGTATTGTTGTAAATGGAAATGGAAAGCCAATCGTTTTCAAAAATGCTCCGAAGGCCAGGTTCGAGATGGATATTGAAGCGACGGGCAATATCAAAGACATGTGTGATTCATCCGGCATTAACATGGCTCAAATGCGACTTTCCTATAACGGGCACCGCCATAAAGAGAACGGTCAGGGCAGTAATACAGACACACCGAATAAACTGATGGGGGCGTAGAAATGGAACTCTGGCTTACGGTCAATGGCCGTCGTGTCAATGCGAATGCATCGCTGGACCGTCTTACCCGCGCTGTCGTTATCTCTCTCTTCACCTGGCGGAGAGCAGGTCCGGATGATGAGGCTGATGCGCCTATGGGGTGGTGGGGGGATACATGGCCGATCGCCCAGAATGACAGATATGGCTCCCGCCTCTGGTTGTTGCAGAGGAAGAAACTAACGAATCAGACAGCACTTGCGGCCAGATCCTATATCCGTGAAGCGTTGCAATGGATGGTCGATGATGGGCTGGTCTCGCGTATCGACCTGCTTATTCAGCGAACCGGCATCAACGAACTGGGTAACAGCGTAACGCTCTGGCGCCACAACGAACCCACCACTATTTCTTTTGATGATTTATGGAGTGCGATCACAAATGGCTGACAGTGAATTTCAGCGCCCGACGCTGGCTGAAAATATCAGCATGCTGCGCACGGATTTATTCGCACGTCTTGATGTCAGCGACACGCTGAGACGTATGGACGAGGATGTAAGGGCAAAGGTTTATGCCGCGGCGCTTCATACTGTGTATGGCTATATCGATTATCTGGCAATGAACATGTTGCCGGATTTATGTGACGAAGAATGGTTGTACAGACACGCGGAGATGAAGCGCTGTCCAAGAAAAATGCCAACGGCCTCTTCCGGATTTATGCGCTGGGAAGGTGTTACGAACGGATTAAAGGTTAATGCCGGAGCGGTGATCCAGCGCGACGATCTGGTCCGGTACCTGATATGTCAGCCTATGAACTGGTTGGGAATTTGACCGCTGGTTATCTGAAGCTCCCGAACGGCTTTAAATTGCAGTGGCTGGAAACGGGAAAAGTACCGGCAGGCACTACCGGGGTGGGGTACTGGGCTTACCCGTTATCTGTATGTTTATTTGCTATCGCGGTACCCGTTGCAGTTACGCCGAATACGACAGCCGGAAACGTTGTGGCCGGGGCATTTTCAAACGCAGCGGTAGAGCTGCATAACTGGGGGCAGATCTCTGCATCTGCACGCATTATAGGGCTTGGCCGATGAACGAGTTTTACTATTCAGCAAATACAAATGGCGCGTATCCGGAAAGTGACATTGAACTGTATAAATCCACTGCCGCCTGGCCGGATGACGCAGTATTAATGCCTGCTGAAGTATTCCGGGAATTTTTCATTGAGCTTCCACCTGATGGAAAAATGCGCGCTGGTGGCCCACAGGGATTACCGATCTGGGTTGATATTCCATCCCCCACTAAGGAGCAGTTAATTGCTCAGGCTGAGCGTCAACGCTCATCACTGAGAGCGGAGGCTGATAATGAAATAGCCTGGCGGCAGGATGCGGTAGATCTTGATATGGCCACTGAGCAGGAAGCGGCCGATCTGCTGACATGGAAAAAATATCGTATCCAGATCAACAGGGTTAACACAGACACTGCTCCTGACATTAACTGGCCAGCTAAACCTCAGTAACAGTTATTAATAGGCCGCTTCGTATTGATCTCCTTCTCTTACAAAACTACTGTATACACATACAGCATAAGGAGAAGGAGACTATTATGCCGCGCTTATCAGATATCCGCCCAGCGTTCTACGCAGCACTACACATCAGCCCGAAAGGGAAACGAACGGTTACCACTCAGGATTTCGTGGCTGAACTGGCGAAACGCAAACACGACTGGTCACTGCATGAGGCCAACGTGTGGATCGAGCATCATATCGATACTTTCAAAGATATCTCGACCGAAGAGGGAGAGGAGCGGACCTTCATGCTCTACAACCCGAACCAGGGAGGTATGTGAAATGGGATTCCCGTCACCTGCAATGGATTTCATTCAGACCCGGTTAACGCCGGATATCATCTGCGGAACGAATGCCAATACATTGATTGTCGAAACGTCATCAGGCTATGCGGTTGTCGAAAAGGGTTCGCGGCCAAAAGCGGGCGAGTACGTTTTGGTAAACTGGCTGGGATGTAACCATTTCGCCAGGCCTGCGGGTAAAGCGTTAATCACCGAGGACGGAGAAGCTATCGAGGGCGAGGCGCTGGATGATATCGAGGTCATAGGAGTAGTTACGTGGCTGGTCAACCGAACGCGGGATGATGAAGCGCCAGTAATGTGAGGTTTGATGAATTTTTGAAGGAAACAGGACAGGGGTTTTACCATCATTTTGCCATCTTTTTACCATCGCCAAATCGTAGGCATAAAAAAACCAACCGCAATGGGTTGGTTTTCTTAGGGAATTTTGGTCGGCACGAGAGGATTTGAACCTCCGACCCCTGACACCCCATGACAGTGCGCTACCAGG